TGTTCCTCGAGGAGCTGATCAAGGCCGTCGATGACCAGGTCTTCCTCCGCCAGCTCGCCACGAAGTACACCGTCACCGAGGCCAAGGCACTCGGCGTCCCCTCCCTCGACGCCGACCCGGCGGACGCCGATTGGACCACGGAGCTGCTCACCGGCTCCGAGGACTCGACGATGGCCTTCGGCAAGCGCGAGCTGAACCCCAACCCCTGCGCGAAGCGCATCAAGGTCAGCCAGAAGCTGCTCCGCATGGCCCCGCGCGCCGAGGACATCGTCCGGGCCCGCCTCGCCTACAAGTTCGGCATCACCGAGGAGAAGGCGTTCCTACTCGGCACCGGCGTCTCGCAGCCGCTCGGCCTGTTCGTGGCTAGTGACAACGGCGTGCCGACAAGTCGCGACGTCGTGACTGGCTCCTCGACGTCCATCACGGCGGACGGCCTGATCGACGCGCTCTACACCCTCAAGGCGCAGTACCAGAAGACTGCGATTTGGCTCTTCCATCGCGACGCCATCAAGATTATCCGCAAGCTCAAGGACACCACGAACCAGTACCTATGGCAGCCGGGCCTGCAGGGCGGCCAGCCGGATCGCATCCTCGATCGGCCGTTTTACATGTCGGAGTACGTGCCGAACACGTTCACGACTGGCCTGTACGTCGGAATGCTGTTCGACCCGCGGTTCTACTGGATCGTCGATGCCCTGACGTTCCAGATCCAGCGCCTCAACGAGCTGTACGCCGAAACCAACCAGGTGGGCTTCATCGCTCGCAAGGAAACGGACGGCATGCCTGTCCTTGCCGAGGCCTTCGTCCGTATCAAGACCAGCTAAGGAGTCCCTGTCCATGATGAACGATATGAAGTCCAACTTCGACGTGAAGCGTACGATCGCGCCCGCTGCGGCTCGTACGACCACGACGACCGGCGCGGCGGTCGACCTCGCGCACTGCAACGGCGCATTGGTCGTGTTCGACCCCGCGACCATCACCGACGGCACGCACACGCCCTCGGTGACTGAGTGCGATACATCTGGCGGGACTTACACCGCCGTGGCCGCGGCGGACCTAATCGGCACGCTGGCCGCGCTGGCCACGGATGTGCAGCAGCGCGTTTCGTACATCGGCAAGAAGCAGTTCATCAAGGGGGTCATCACCGTCACCGGCTCGCCCAGCACCGGCGGCGTGTATGACGCAGTCGTGGTCCGCGGTTACCCCCGTAAGGCGCCGCTCAGCTAAGGAGGTGTACCGTGGCCAAAGTGCGATTGCTCAAGCACATGGCGTCCCCATTCTATCGCGGCCACGCCGGTGACGTCATCGACGTCACTGACGAGCTCGCCGAGCAGCTGGTCGACGCTGAGAGCGCCGAGCCAGTTGTCGAGGAGGAGCCTGAAGAGGAAGTTGTGGCCGACGAGGACGAGTAACGCCGAGGGCGCCAGATATGGCCTTGAACGTGACATCGGGGCCGGCTTCCGAGCCGGTCACGACTGACGAGGCGAAGACGCAGATCAGGTTGTACGTCGCCAACGACGACACCTATGTGGCTTCGCTCATCATCGCTGCCCGGATCGCGGTCGAGGAGCATATCTGGCGCACTCTTGTTAATCGCACGTGGGAGTACGTCCTTGATGACTTCCCGCGCTGCAACGACGCAATGATCAGGGTCCCGCGGCCGCCGCTGGTATCGGTGTCCTCGATACAATACGTCGACACCGACGGTGCAACGCAGACCCTGAGCGCATCAGACTACCAAGTTGACGCGAAGAGCCACCCTGGACGCATCGTGCCGGCCTTCAACAAGGTATGGCCGCAGACTCGAGCGCAGCTAAACACCGTGACGGTCACCTACATCGGCGGCTACGGTGCCTCGATCCCCGAGACCGCCAAGCTCGCTATCAAGATGATGGTTGCACAATGGTACGAGAGGCGTGAGCCGGTCGTAGACGGCGAGGTGCGCGAGGTGCCGTGGCATATCAAGATGCTGCTGAACCAGCTGTGGGTTGGGAGCTTGCATCGCAATGAATAACCCCTACCTGGATGTTGGGCGGCATCGGCATGTGATCAGCGTGCAGGAGAACCAGCCTGTCACGACCAACAGCAAGGGCGAGAAAGTCCCGAACTGGGTGACGGTCTCGACGATCCGCGGAGTCGCCCGAGCTCTTGACGGCCGCGAGATCTTCGATACGAGACAGGTCAAGCCCGGGCTGCCGTTTGCCATCGAGACGCGCTTCATCGAGAATCTAGGTCCGCAGCATCGGCTGGTGTATGATGGCCTCGTGGTGCATATTCACAGCGTGGCGAACCCGGACGGTCGGCGCATCAAGCAGGTGATTCTTTGCACTCAGGTCATCGATCCGAACACGCAGCTCGGCGTTACAACCACGACGACTACAACCACCACCGCGACGCCCACGACTACGACTACGACTACGACTACGACGACGACGACGACGACGACGACGACGACGACGACGACGACTACAACCACCGCGGCCCCGGGCTTTGAGCCTGATGATCTGGCTGGTTTAACGCTGTGGCTGAAGGCTGATTCGCTCAGTTTGAATGACAACGACCCGGTGACAACGTGGACTGATAGCAGCGGTAGCGGCAATAATGTCACGCAAAGCACTGCTGGCGCAAAGCCGATCTACAAGGCGAGCATCTTGAACAGCAAGCCGATTGTGCGGTTTGACGGGGTCGATGATTTTCTAGCCGCTAACACCGCGCTAAGTTCGATTATTACAGCCGGCATATACACCATGTTCGCGGTGTTCAAGGCCTCGGCGATCGATACCAACGCGACCGATATATACAACAACGATGCGGTTATTTGCGATGTCGGCGGTAACTTCGGTATCCATCTGAAGTCGGCTCCGACGGCCCTGATATATAATTGGGACGGCAGCGACGATTCTCTGCCACTCGCAATCACCACGGCCTCGTTCTTTACGATACAAGGTCGCCACGCTGCCGGTAACTTGTACGGGTCGGTTAACGGCAGCGGCGAAAGTTCGACCCCAAGCGGCAACACTAACGTGGCGTCTTTGTGGCAGCTCGCCAAGAACTCGCAGATGGCCGTATGGTTCCTGGGCGACATAGCCGAGATCGTAGTGTACAATGTGTCGCTCTCGGCCGGTGACATTACGAGCGTCAAGGACTACCTCAGGACCAAGTACGGGCACTACTAATGTTCAGCCGCCGCTGCCTCATGATCATCCGAGCAGAGCACCAGGTGTTCGCTAATCTCGCGGCGAAGGCTTTCGACCCTGAGGGCGGCGATCAGACCTTCGTGGTGCCGCTCGGGCTAAACGACGGAGAGCCGACTCATTACTGGGCGTCCGCGCAAATGCGAGACCAGGTGTGGCAACAGGTGCAGAAGCTTGTGGACAGCTTCCCCGGGTCGATCGCGCTGCTTTACGACCTAGACGCCGATCCGACGGCGCCGCACAAGTTGATAGCGGCCCTGGGGCTAAGGACGATCAATGCCGAAGCTAAACTTCAAGGCCCGGGTGACAGGCCCTAAGGAGGTGCAACGGGCGCTGCGACTGCTATCCGGCACGACGCGGGGCAAGATCGTTCGCAAGTCGGTGACGCAGGGCGGGCAGATAATGTCGCGCCACCTCAAGGGCATCTCACCGACAGAGACAGGTCTGATGCGTAAGGCGATCGGCCATAAGATCGTGGTGTATCGGCTGAGCTCGATCGGGGTCGCGATCATCGGTCCTCGGCGTGGGTTCAAGAGGGATGTTAAGGTTTCTATGGGTACCGGGCGAAAGAAACGCACGTCCATGGAGCTGCGGGACCCGGTCAAGTACTTCCATCTTGTCGCAGGTGGGCGCAAAGAAGTGCGACCGGTGAGCGCGAAAGTCATGGCCAGCGCGCTGCATATATGGGGGACGCGGGCTAAGGCAGTAGCTGGTAAGGACCTGCTCAACAAGACGTGGATGGCGACCAAAACGCAAGTGCAGCAGCGGGTTGTAGCCGTGACGCAGGAAGAGCTCAGGAAGGTGGGGCGACGATGATCGAGGACGCTCTCGTGGCCAAGCTGAAGGCGTATGCGGCTCTGGTCGCCCTGGTCGACACGCGCATCTTCCCGAGCGAGTTGCCCATGGGCTCCGCCTATCCGCAGTTGACTTACTGGGCCAAGGACACGAAGCAGCCTGGGCGAACGCTGCGCGACGCCGGTGGCCTGTGCAAAAAGACCTTTCAGATCGACGCCTGGAGCGACCGCAGCGAGGAGTACAACGACATAAAGCAGATCGAGGAGGCCCTGCGCAACTGCTTTGACACCGGGGGCGGGCAGCTGTGGCCATACGCGGGAGGCTCTCATTTCGTGCAGCACTTCCGCATCGAGGAGAACATGGACGAGACCGCGCCGCCGGTCTTCGACGCGAACACGGGCATGCGCGCGGTGTCCCTGAACTTGATCGTGGTTTTTGAGCAGGCACTCCCAACCCATTGAGGTGAATAATGGCGACGAAAAGGCACGGATACGGGACTTCGATCCTCTACGACGCGGACGGCGTCGCGCCGTTTACGGCGATTACTGACTCGACGAAGATCAAGATCCCGAAGATGAGCCGGGCGAAGTCCGACTCCACGCATCTCGAGTCGCCGAACATGGCGAAGGAGTACTTGTCGGGCGCGAACGCTGGCTGGATTGACACCGACGACTGTGTGTTCGAGGCGTACTTCACCGACACGCAGTTCAACACATTGCTCAGCTTCCTCGTGGCGGGCACGGAGTACTTCTGGCGGGTCAATCTGCCGCTGATCTCCGGGCAGACCAACAACCCGTACGTGGCCATGAAGGGCTACGTCAACAGCGTCGAGTTCATCGAGATTGACAAGGACTCTGAC